CTCAATTGCAGGACACAAGTACGCTAGATCGTATCGGCCTCACGGTTAAGGTAAACTACTTAGCTCCATCTCAAGAGGAAGCTATGCTTGGTAGGAGATACATGGCTTCCGGTGAAGCTAAGATACGTAAGCTTGTTTCTCTAGCGAACTTAGTTCGTTCAGGGTACGCTAAGGATGAGATTAGCTTAACCTTAAGTCCACGAGGGTTGATGACTATCCTGAGTATATGTGAGGAAGTCAAGCTACCTCTTAAGCAGGCTATCAAGCTCTCGTTCACTAATAAGATTGCTGATGATAGTGAGAGAGCAGCTATTGGTAAGTTCATTACAACAGTTAAGTTATAGGAGAGAAGAATGCATAAGAAGATTGAGATACGGACTATCGTTGTGGCCTTAGTAATAACCTTAATCATCAGTGTAGTTACAATAACTAAGCTGGATAATAGAATGGATAAAGTAGAGGCAAGACAACTAACTATCCTACAGGCTCTTAAGAATAATCAAGATGCTACTATCAGCCTTATGAAGCTTGGGTTATATAAGAGTGGTAAGAGTGTTGATACTATAAACATAAGCAGAGGAGCACTGGACGTATGACAATGCAAGGGAAAGCTATAGACGTAGTGATTGGTGAGTTAGATAAGTTAGCAATGTGCAAGAGAGGGGCTCTTGATACTGAGAAGAACGAGAGATCTTCTGTTATCCGGAAGGAGTTTGAGGATCATAACAGTAAAGAGCCTAAGCTTACGAAGGTTGAACGTAATAGGCTCTTCAGTAAGAATCGTAAGCGTATGCTCAGTCTACTTAAGTTCCGTAAGACTAAGGATATTACATATGTTGATCCAAGAGGAGAAGACTTGTTTGTTCATGAGTCGCTAATGAAGTTTAAAGATGAACGGAGGCTCTTATTCATCCATCCAGATCATAAGGCTTGGGAGACTGAGGTGTTTAGGTTTAGAAGAGTAAGGAAAACACTGAACACAGAGATGGAGCAGCGTATGGCTATCCTTGATGATGACTTCAAGAAAGCTAAGATGAACTTCATTAGTGAAGTAGTGTCTCTTAAGGACTTTCAGGAGGTCTACGATAAGCTTGAGATTATGGAGTGGTAAGCTATGGAATACTATAGAGTAAAGGACGATAAGGAGACCTCAAGTACAGGGGATATCATAAGTGTGGATGGGGATCTACCCTGGAATTATAGGATGAAGCAAGAGGTACCTCATTGCAATAATGTGCAACTGCTTCAGCACTATGCACCTGTATACAAGGGTGAGAATGTTAAAGTTACCTTCCTGTATGATGCTGAAGGTGCCTATACGCTCCGTGAGAGTGGTGAGAACGTATCAATATACTCAAGCTCCGTTAAGGCTAACAGTGTCAATGGTAAGCTCACAGTAGCTAAGAATAAAGCTAAGTTGAAGAGGAAGAATTATCTGAGGAAGGACTACAAGACGAGTCGAGAGAAGGCTAAGAAGGCTAACCTCTCTACCTCTCTAGAGACTTGTGATTTACTGAGTAAGTGGAGGGATCGGAAGGATAAGATCACGTATCCTATCATCGGAAGTGGTAAGGTTGATGGCATACGTTGTACTAAGTATAAGGACAATATACTTACAAGTCGAGGTGGCATTGAGATAAAGCAATGGCATATCCTAAGGGAGTGTAATGCACCTGAGTGGCTAATGGATGGAGAGCTTTACATTCCTGGGAAATCTTTTGAGTATATCCAAGGTGTTGTAAGCCGTGGGAATACAGAGAGGTATGGAGAAGTTCATTGGTTCATTTTTGATATACCTGTAGCCTTACCCTTTCTCCTGAGACTTGACAGGTTGAAGGAACTTGAGGGGGAACTGACAGGTTGGCTGATATCTAAGTACATACACTTCATACCTCATCGAGTACTTAATAATGAGGAAGAAGCTAACGACTTCTATAGAGAGTGCGTGGGGAAGGGCTTCGAGGGCTGCGTCTATCGTACACTTGATGGAGTCTATAAGGGTTCTCGGACTGCTGAGGTGATTAAGCGTAAGCCTTTGTTCTCTAGAGAGTTTAAGATTACAAAAATCCTCTTCGATAAGGATTCTTTAGTGTACTATGAGCTTGAGTGTGAGAAGGGCACCTTTAAATCCGTACCTAGCTGGAGTGATGAGAAGAGATCTTACGATATTCATAAGTATGGTACAGACAAGGGTAAGTATGCTGAGGTAGAGTATCAGGATCTAACGGCTAAGGGGATTCCTAAGTTCACCAATGTTAAGGTGATAAGGGAGACTAGGAAGGGTGAGGATGGTGAGATAACTCTAATCTACTAAGGTAAAGCTAAGGTAAAACTAAGGTAAACTATGGGAATTATAAGGGATGACGCTAGGTACTACTGTGATAAGTGTGGGTCTAGTAAGGAGGAAGCTCAGGTCACTGAGTGTTATGAGGTGATCAAAGGAGTACGTAAGATGGGTGAGATGCAAGAGGATACTAAGAGGACTTACTGGGAGTGTAAGAAGGGTGAGGATGGAGGAGGGTGCATAGATGAGTAAGTATACTGATGAAGAGCTAGAGGCTATCAAGTTAACTATAAACATGTGGGCTTTCTTAGCTGAGAATGGTACTAGGGAGAAAGAGGATCATCCAGAGTTTGAGGATATCTACCAGTATATGTGTGGGGATTGTCCACTATGCTCTGAGTACTATGAAGACAGGGGCTCATGTAGAGAGTGTCCATTGAACTTGAAAGGAGTCACTTGCTTCCATGAGGCTAGTAAGTTTGATCGGTGGGATCTCAGTGATGATAGTGAGGTGAGGGGAGAGATAGCTCAGGAGATAGTTGATATACTTAAGGAGGCTACAGATGCGTAGAGCTATCATATCTTCTGCTATAGTCCTTAGCTTCACCATCGGTTCTATCTACTACCAACCACTACTATATTTTATGGTAGGTTACTCTAGTATTAAGGTATTCTCTATCTTTACCTTAGGTGTACTGGATAAGAAGGCACTGCTTAAGTTATATAAAGGTGGCTCTCACCTCCCTGCATGGGCTGATGCTGTCTTCTATATCTCCATGGTTCTCCTATTCTTAGCCTCAGGCTCATGGGTAACAGCAGTGATGTGGTTCCTCATAGGCTCAGTAGACTTTGAGTTACGAAAGGAGGTAGCTGATGATATGGCCGTGGAATAAACTAAAGTCTCTAGAGACTAGAGCAGTTGTACTTACGAGAGAGTTAAACAATCTTAAGTATAGATTCAATAAACTAGAGGATACATTGAATGGTGGGGATGTTGAGTGCAATGGATGCCAACAGTACATCTCAAAGCTTGACATGAATAAGGTAGGAGCTACCTACCTATGCTCTATATGCAGAGGTGAACATGCAGAATGAAGAGTGTGTAGACATCAAAGGATATACTCATGTATGTATGAGGGGAGACTGTAGATCTAGCTGTCCTAAGGATGTCAGGGATTGCACTAGATCACAACTCTTCTTAGTAGAGGATATGGAGGAACAAACTTTACCCGAAAAGAATAACCAAGTAGACCTTGACAAGTTAAGTTAAGTGCTTATATTATACTTAAGATCAACTTAAGAGGAGTTTTATGAATACTAAGATATGCTCAAGATGTGGCAGCAGGCTGCCAAAAGATGTGTTACACTTTGTTAGAGATAGATACAAATCTGATGGCTTCATTCCAATGTGTAAGCAGTGCTCACTAATGTTAAGACTTTTAGGTGTGCGGAGGTCAGGAAAGTCTCTTACTGAAAGGTTTTGTAAGTGTTGTAAGATTGCTATACCGCAGAAATCTTCAGGCATGAAAACATTCTGTAGCATCCGTTGTAAGAGCCAGCACTATAGGTCAAATCATCCTGAGGTCAATCAAAGATACAGAGCAAATCGTGAGAAGGTGCACTCAACCTATGCTACATCAGATAAGGGAAGATACTCTGCATTCCGTAGTAAATTACATAGGGAGTTTCATATAGTAGAGGAGGATTATAGAGGTATGGTTGAACAACAAAGGAACTGTTGTGATATCTGTGGAAGATTCTTCAGTATGACAGAGAGGTCTAACACCCCTTGCATAGATCACAACCATAAGACTGGTGAGGTCAGAGGATTGTTATGTGCATCTTGTAATCTAGGGATAGGAAAACTACAAGATAGTTCGGAGGTGAGTATGAGGGCAGTAACATACTTGATGAAACATGGGTGCTAATAATAGGAGGTGTCCTAAATGTCAAGAGGCAGGTAGAGATACTGGGTCTGATAGTGGACACTTATGGCTGATGGAAGATGGCAGCACTTGGTGTTGTCTGAAGGATACATATCATAAGAATGGTAAGCCTTACTATGAGAAGGTAGATGGGGGTGAGGAGGAAGAGATGGACGAGGAAGACCCCGTAGAGGACGTCCTAGCTATGCTTAGTATGCCACCTAAGGTAAAGCCCTTGATTGACATAGGTGATTCAGAGTTGGAGCTTAATGGATATAAGGGTAGCCTAGAGATAGTTGAGACTAGAGATGATATGACTGAGGGGTTCAGAGGTATCCCTCCACAGACTATGAACCAGTACGAAGTCTTTGGTACATATGATAAGGGAGGGAAGCTTACAAGATTAAGTCATCCTATCTATGAGGTAGGAGGTGATGAGCTATGCATTAAGTATAGGCAACTGCCTAAGAGCTTCAAGACTTACGGCACCAGCACGAAGGGACGTAAGGTTGAACTGTATGGACAGAGAGGAGCACGATCTTCTCGTACTCTAGTGATAACTGAGGGTGAGTTGGATGCTATGTCTCTAGAGTACATACTGAGCTTAAGTAAGTATGCTAAGCCAGCAGTAGTCTCCCTTCCATTTGGAGCTAACGTTAAGGCTATCACAGATAATGCTAAGTTTATCTCGAAGTACGACAAGCTTATCATATGTCCTGATGGTGATGAGGCTGGCTCTAAGTTCGCTAAAGAAGTAGCTAGCCTATACCCTCAGGCTCTCTTCATGGATCTAGGAGAGCATAAGGATGTTAATGAGATGCTTGAAGTGGGTAAGTTCACTGAGGTTACTAGTGCTTACTTTGGAGCTACTCACTATAAGCCACCATATTTAGTGGACATTAAGAAGCTTAAACCTAAATTAAGTATACCTATTCCAATGGGGTACTCAACACCTTGGCCAACATTAGATAATTTAATCTATGGTATCTCCAAGGGAGCTATCATAAGCATAGCTGCTGCCCCTAGTGCTGGTAAAACTATCTTCGTGAGAGCTATACAGAAGTGGGTCATGGAGAAGCATAAGATAAAGGTTGGTATCTATAGCCTTGAGGAGAGTCCTGAAATAGTCTTAAGAAACTTAGTAGCTTATGAGATGGGTGTATCTATTGGTGTACCTGGGGTATCATATGATGCTGCTGAAGCTGATAGAATAGCAACTTCTCTAGAGAATGAGTGTTTAATCTATGACTCTAGTAATTACAATGGTGATTGGAAGCAGATGATGGAGGGTATGAGGCTCTTCTGTGCATTAGGAATGAAGATAGCTATCATAGATCCAGTCTCCTCTTTAGTCATTGGCAAATCTGCTAGTGAAGGGAATGAGGCGCTTGGCGTTATCATGGGCGATATGATAAAACTAACACAAGAGACTGGGTTGTCAGTTATCCTAGTCAACCACTTAAATAATGCAAAAGGTAAAGCTCATGAGAATGGAGGCAGGGTTCTAGCCAGCGAAATGACTGGAAGCAGGAGTCAGTATAGGTATAGCTCTCTAATCTTAGGACTTGAGAGAGATTTACTAAATGATGATGAGGATATAAGAGATACCCTAACTGTTAGGGTACTTAAGTCTAGATTAGATGGGAGTAAAAGTGGTAAGGTATGTAATCTTAAGTATGATCAGACTCTTAAAAGATTATTAGAAATACCCTTGACATTTTAGAGGTGTGCATGAGAGCAACAACATATTTAATGAGTTATGGAAACTAATGGAGGTTGTATGAATAACGAAGTAGTCAATAAGTTAATGATAGAGATGATAGAGACAGCAGGGGCAGTCAAGTCCTTCGTAGTAACTGAGGCCCCTGAGGTAGTGCAACAGCTACTTGCGTGGACTGTGTGGGAGAATGTAATATGGTTAGGTATCGCAATCATCTTACTCTGCCTTGCAATCTGGAATGGGCTTAAGATCTTTAAGTTTAATAAGAAGTATAGTGGGTTGACATATGATGAGAGGCAGGAAGGGGAGGGGAGCTTCTTCATGTGGTTCGTTAGTTCCATTGTATTATCCTTAATCACACTGATCACAACTGCACACATGCCCTCTTATATCCTTGAGATAGTTAAGATCTCTGTAGCACCTAAGGTATGGTTGCTTGAGTACGCTAGTTCTTTAGTTAAGTAAGGAGGGAGTATGAGTGAGAAAGTATTCAAACATTTCCCAGAGAATAGTAAGTGCCCTATGTGCAATACAAGTGAGGATGGAGAGTGCGTACTTCTCCCTATAGATGGGACAGAGGATGGTAACATATGCCAAGCTAAGCCAGTGCATGTTAAGTGCATAGCAGCCTTCAATAACTTCAGGATTAATGAGGAGCAGGGGATTATCTATGGGTTCTATGGTAATTAAGATACGTAAATTCCTCTCATCTCTACTGAAGATGAAATGTAGAGTATGTGGGAATGAGTTGTGGATGGGCAAGTGTCCATATAGATTCACAAGTAAGCATGGAGGTAGTAAGGATGGGAAGGTTACTTAAGAAGGGTGATAAGGTGAGGGTTATAGAGGCTTGGGGTAGTAAAGAGGTTGGAGATATACTCACGCTGAGGGAGGATGAGGGCTCCCACTCTTCTTTCTACTATTGCACTACAAAGGATGGTGCTAATGCTTCCTCTTATAAGCATAAGATGGAACCACTGAAGAGTAAGGAGAGTAAGGAGAGTAAGGAGAGTAAGGAGAACTCAAGCACTGAGTACAGCTTCAAGGTTAAGAGTAAGGAGATGATCTTAAGTAGTGAGATAGAACTCTCTAGAGAATACCCTATTGCTATAGTGAGTGTTAAGGGTGATGGTGGGGTTGTACTCTTCCACAAATCTCTTCAGGCTAAAGCTCTTGAGTTAAGCTTAGATCTGCCTGAGTATAGGGAGACTTATGAGAATAATTATGGCTGTGCTTATGATACTGGTAAGGAACTCGGACTAATCGTAGAGGAACTTAAGAGTGTACTCAAAGCACCTTGGGATCATAAGGGTATCGAGGTCTCTGTTAAGATGATAGGAGCTGGCTAATGAGCAGGACGATTGTCTTTGATGCTGAGGCTGATGGACTCCTACCTGTTGTTACTAAGTGCCATTGTATTGCTACGTATTGTATAGAGAGTGGGGAGTCTAAACTCTTTGGGCCTAATGAGATAGCGGATGGCTTAGATTACCTACACTGTGCTGACACTCTAGTAGCTCATAACTGTTGTGGGTATGACTTCAGGATGTTCGCTAAGTTATACAACTGGAAGCCAGGAGATGAACAGCTTATAGTAGATACTATGCTGGTGAGCTGCCTTCTCTATCCAGAGGGACAGCATAGCATAGACTATTGGGCTAGGAAGTTACATCTTAAACAACAGAAGGTAGCTCATGAGGATTGGAGTACCTACACTGATGACATGGGATGGCGTTGTCAATCTGATGTACTCATAGGCACTAAGGTGTATGAGTACTTCAAGAGTGTTGAAGGCTACTCTGTGTTCTCCTCTGCTCTTGATATGGAGCAGGAGGTATCTTACATACATAGTCAGCAGGTGATTGATGGTGTATCCTTTGATATCAAGAAGGGTATAGGGTTATACAAGGAACTGAGTGAGGAGCTAAGTTCTCTAGAGACTAAGATACTTAAGGATGTCCCACCCACTATCTCTATTGTAGGGGTAGCAAAGAGTAAGCAGGAGGAAGCTAGGTTAGAAGGGATGAAGGGGCAGAACAGCCATACTAAGAGTGGTATGTACACTGCTATTAATAGGAACTACTTTGAGAGTGAGGAGGTTAAGGGATTACAAGAGTTGTGGGATGATCGCAATGGTGGACTCCAGGATGATACTCAAGATGATCTTATGCTTGACATAATTAACCTTAGGAATAAGGAGTGTGCTCAAGGCCCATTCACTAAGATTAAGGTGGAGCAGGTTAATCTCAAGAGTAGTACTCAAGTAGTTGAGCTACTCCTTGGGCTAGGGTGGAAGCCCACTGAGTGGAATAATAAGAAGCAGGAGGATGGCTCATGGAAACGTACAAGTCCTAAGCTTACTGAGGATAGTTATTCCTCCCTCCCCTCTGGCTTAGGGCAGGATCTAGCAAGGTACAATATTGTTAAGCATAGGAAGTCTATGCTTCTATCCTTCCGTAAGAAGGATAGCAAGGCTAGTGGTCTCCTCTCCCTAGTTCATGAGAGAGGAGATGAGAGAGTAGGTGCTGATGGGTTTACTTGTGGTACTAACACAGGTCGCTATCGCCACTTCGGTTTAGTTAATATCCCAAGGCCATCTACACCCTATGGTGAGGAGATGAGGGAGTTATTTAAAGTTCCTCAAGGGTCTTGGTTGATAGGTGTGGATCTCTCAGGCATTGAAGCTGTAGTCCTTGCTCACTATTGTATGGCCTACAAGGGTGGACAGGCTCTCGCTGATGAGATACTGAAGGGTGACTTCCATGCAGCTAATGCCAAGATATGGCAAGTTGATAGGGACACTGCTAAGAGCATCCTGTACGCTCTTATGTATGGGGCTGGTGCTGGTAAGCTAGAGGCCATAGCTAACAATGGATTGAATGGAGCACAGATTAAGTCTGTATTCTATAAGAAGTACCCAGCTATCCTAGAATTAGTTAAGTCTCTAGAGAAGGCTTACGCTTCTCACGGATCTTACATTAAGGGCTTCGATGGACGTAGACTTTACATTAGATCTAAGCATAAGCTTCTTAATACACTTATACAATCAACAGCAGCTATCATCTTTAAGGAGTGGATGATCAGAGTTGATGAGAGGATGCCTGACTGTGCTAAGCAGGTCATAGCTATGCATGATGAGTTACAGATAGAGTTTGAGGGAGAGCGTAAGGATGCTGAGTACTTTGCATCTCGTATGTGTACTCAAGCTGGTCGAGTTGGGGATATACTTAAGATCAAGGTGGCTGTCACAGCAGAAGCTAAGGTAGGTAAGAATTGGAGGGATACTCACTAATGGAGATAGATCCAGTAAGGTTAGCTAAGATACAACATAGCTGTACTATGAGGACACTTAAGAAGTTCAGTAATATAAGCTTAGACTTTGATGATATCTTAAGTGAGAGTAAGCTTGCTACTATGCATTCTATAAATACATATGATGAGAGTAAGGGATATCCCTTCTACTCTTACGTATATTCTAATGTGATGAACAAGCTTAGGAATTATATTAATAGGAAGGTTATCCCTCAAGAGATACTGAGTGAGGAACAGTGGAGGATCAGTGGTAACATCGTACATGCAAGGAAGAGTATAGAAAGCTTTGAACCTATGATGGAAGCTAGGGATAGATTGGATAAGCTTAAGCTTACACTAGATCCCTTGTCCCTATCTATCTTAAGTATGATAGGAGAGGGGAGATCTTATAGGAATATAGCTAGACAACTCCCCATTTGTAGACAGAGTGTAGACAATAGAGTTAGAGCAATGCGTGAGATACTTGATAGCCAATAAGGTTAGATAAGGGTATACCACTAATACTTGGCAATTATGCCATAAGATTAGGAGAAGTAACACATGAAGATCGAGCAAAAGTATATTGATGGATACGTAGAGATGACAATCCCCTCAACTGAAGTTAAGTGGGCAAAGGTACAACCTCACCAGGGTGATAGCTTTCAGGGTGCTCCTGAGAAGTGGTGCATTGATGTGAAGCTTACAGATAAGTATGCTAGTGCTATGATTAAGGCTGGCTTCCATGTCAAGGGTACTAAGGGAGACTACTGGATCACACCTAAGTCTGCTAAGTTTGAGAAGGATGGTAAGACTCAGAAGAGAAACTTGTTGATCGTTGGGGCAGATGGGAGAACACCTGTGACTGAGGAACTTGGTAATGGTACGATAGTTAACATCAAGATTGGTGCTCGTAAGTGGCCTAACGTAGCTAAGATTAGTACGTACATTAATGGTATCCAAGTCCTCTCCTTAGTTGAGTTCGGAGGCTCCTCATCCTTTGAAGATACAACAGGGGGTGATGATGAAGGCCAATTCTAAGCTGATCTTTAGTGATTATACAATAGGAGGGCAAACTCCTCAACGTGAGGCTTTTGCTGCTGCTGCTGTCCAAGATCTTATGGACAGTCTCTTGAATCCTACTAGCTACTCTTATTCTCCTCTCAGTACCCCTACTCATAGCGTACCCAAGACCAGAGGTGGTCAGAGGGTACGCTACTTAGTTGATGCTGATACCCATGCATACAGAGCTGCTGCTGCTACTGATGGGAGCCGGTGGTTCATCATAAGCTCTGATGGGGATGACTTAAGTGGCCCCTTTAAGTATAAGAAGGAGGCTATTAATGAGGCTGCTGTATACAAGGATGTAACCTATGAGCAGAGGTGGGCACCTGAGCCAGCTAACCATGCTCTCAAGCTACTTAAGAACTCTCTAGAGATCTTTGATGGTAGGGATGTTGAGTACTTCGTAACTGGTAAGAGTAACTTTAGATACGATATCATCCCTGATTACAAGGGTAATCGTAAGGGTAGGAGACCTCAGAACTTGCCTGATTGTAAGCAGTATCTTATGAATACTAAGGCCGCTGCGCTCAATGAGAACTTAGAAGCTGATGATCTAGTGATCATACGAGCTAAGGAACTTGAGAAGTTAGGTATCCCTTGGACTATCGTAGGTTGTGATAAAGACTTGCTACAGATCAAGGGGCGCTTCTATGACCCCTTCAAGCATACATGGACTAACGTGAATGAGGGGGATGCTAGATATAATCTATGGAAGCAGATAGCTACTGGGGATAGCACTGATAACATCAGATCTCCTAAGGGCTTAGGCCCTAAGACTTTTAATAACTACTTTAAGGGTACTGATTGGGATGAGGAGGAGGACTTCACTATACTTCAGAAGATGGTAGCTCTTTATAAGACGAAGGTAAAGCAGGAGGATGGAGAGGGTGATGATGAGTATATCCTACGAGTGCTCATGTGGATAAAGACAGTAGCTTCTTTAGTCTTCCTTCGTAGAGGGGAGCTTGAGGAGTATCAATTGCCTACAAAGGAAGGTAAGATTAATAGGTATAGATCATGAGTAACCAAGGACACTGGGTTGGGCTTAAGGCTGATACAAAGAACTACTTTGGATTCATTTATATTATCCGAGATAAAACAACAGGGAGGGCATACATTGGTAAGAAACAGTTCTACCTTGCAAAGCCAGGAGCAAAGAAGTGCAGGTCAAAGGTAGCTGATAGGAAATCTCCAAGGTGGAAGGCAAGTTGTTGGAGGGAGTCTGATTGGCGGGCCTACAAGGGGAGTAGTAATTCTCTAGCGAAGTTCATGAAAAAGAATCCTGACCATGAGTATGAGTATGAGATTATAAAGCTGTGTAGGAGTAGGGGCGTCTTAACATATTCTGAAACACAGATACAATGGGAGAGGGATGTACTTGGTACTCAGATGGAGTGTGGAGAGTTCAGGTACTTTAACTTAATGATAGGGGCAATCAAGTTTAGACAACCTCTGTTTCTCAGTGATGAACATAAAGATAATATAAGGAAAGGTCATGTTGGAGTTATTCACACTCCAGAGTGGAACAAAGCTGTGAGTGAAGGTCTGAAAGGTATGGTGGCTAGTGATTCCGCTAAGGTTAACTTGGCAATCTCTCATGGAAAGTTAACTGAAGATATGGTCAGAGAGATTGTAGTGTTATTAAGATCTGGAGACTTCACAGGAGCAGAGATATCAAGGAAGTTTAATATTGGCCAAAGTGTTATCAGTAATATAAAGACTGGTAAGATATGGAAGCATATAACAATAGGAGAAAGTAAAGATGAGTGAAGATACTAAAGTACAGAGCAAGGAAGAAGCAGTAGAGATGATGAGAATTATGCACAAAGCAGGTGTTGATCCTAAGATTACAGCTAAGGTTATGGCTGAAGTTCATGGAGGAAGCGCAGGTGATATTATGCTTGACGAGATTCTTAAGAATACTAAGGAGGGCTTGAGTCCTTCCTTACTTAAGAGTGAGGAAGCTTGCTCTATTGCTGTGGCCTTCATGATGAGTTTAGCTGAGGGCATCTCTATTGTCAAGGGGCAACCTGAGGATACTCAAGATGAACTTATCATGAGTATGACTCTTGGATTACTTGCTAGTTCTCTTCAGAATCTTGATGAGGTGATGTGCAATGGATGATAAAGTAAGGGAGTTAATGATTAAGTCCCTCGTTGATGAGAGTATCTCTAAGATTAATGGCTCTACTTCTCTAGAGAATCCTAAGGTAACTCTCCTATCTGCTGCGCTTATAGTAGCCCTTGGTAATCTCCTCAACTCAGCACCTGAGGGTATGGAGGAGGATGAGATGATGCTTATCTTTGGTCAGATGACTATGGATCTCTTACTTGAGGTAACACAGAGAATGGGAGAGGTGCTTAATGCCTAAAGGAATCTATAAGCAGAAGAGTGGTAAGTTCAAGGCAGTCATATGGCCTAGTGAGAATAAGCTGGTATACTTAGGGACGTATGATACTGAGGAGGAGGCTACCTCTGCTAGAGATAGAGTTACTCTTAAGCACCAGTGGACAGGAGAGGTGGAGCCTAAGCCAGAAGGTTATGGTTTCATATACTCTATAGTCAATCTAAGAACTGAGCAGATCTACGTAGGTCGTAAGGTCTACAAGGGGTACAACAAGTTCACAGAGGAGAGAGATATCCCTAGTGGTTGGGAGTTCTATGAGACTGGGAGCTTACCAGTCCAAGCTATGTTCCATGAGGAACCCTGGAATCTACAGTGTACGATACTTGCTAATGTTGATAGCAATGATGAGGCATCTTGGATGGAGCATGAGTTGATCAGAGATCTCATGGGTCGTAAGCTCCCTAGTGGGAAGGAGATGAGCCTTAATGGTATGTGTCCTAAGATCTTCGCAAGAGGGTTAGAGGAAGCTAAGGTGAGTACTATGTACAAACTTCAGGAGATACGGAAGGAGTTACCATGAGTGATATTATAGTGGAGAAGATAACTAATGAGGAACTTATGAGGGAAGCTTGTGAGTTCACTATGGGGAATAAGGTTAAGTCCTCCATCTCTCTAGAGACTATGTATAAGGTTGAGCATAGTCCTATGAGAACTCAACTCTTCATAATCCGTATGTATTCTATACCCACCTTTGTATCTGTTCACTTCGTTCGTCACTCTCTTGGTATCACTCACTTCGTAGGTACTAATCGGGATGATAGAGGTGGAGGTGAGAATGTTGATAGGGATACACCAGTTGACCACATGATGCTCCTCAATGCTGAGGCGCTTGTCAATCTCTCTAAGAAGAGACTATGCTTTAAGAGCCATGCAGATACCACTAAGGTGATGATGGATATTAAGGATGGTGTAGCCTTGTGGGATGAAGACTTAGCTAAGAGGATGGTACCTCAGTGCATCTATAGACGAGGGTGTCATGAGCTTAAGTCTTGTGGATTCTATAGAGGACTTAACTAATGGAACCTTTTAACTGGGAAGAGATGGAGAAGCTAGAGAGTATGGATAAGGGAGAGGTGTGGGGGTGTCATAAGTGTATGGCAGAGTTCACTACACCCACTGGATTGGCTGAGGTAGTGTGCCCTGATTGTGGTTGTATGATCCACTACTCTGATGAAGCAGAGGAAGAGCCTAGGGATATGGTTAACTCACCACCACACTACCAACTGATTCCTGAGAAGGAGATAGAGGTTATGGATGTTATCCTCCGTACTGTACAACTCAGTGGACTCGATGGTAGACGAGGCTATCTCCTTGGTAATGCTCTTAAGTATCTTATGAGACTTGGGAGAAAGGGAGAGTTGGGAGAGGACATAGGCAAAGCAGAGTACTACATAAAGAAACTTAAGGAGGATTAAGTGGAGATAAAACTTAGGTCAGCCTCCTTCTCCCTCATTACTCTAGAGACTATTGAGAGTGGCTTAACTAATCTTACGATACAGAGAGCAGGGGAGAGCATCACCGTCTCTCTGTACCCTGAGGAGCTTGGGATACTCCTGACCTCCTTCGGGAATAAGATTAGTGAGGGGAGAGTAGAGGAAGTTAAGAGATTGCAAGAGCATACGTTAATGAAAGAGAAGAGGAAGGAGAGTGATGGGAATAGAGTACATTAAGATAGCTGAGGAAGCTGTATTCCAGAAGGGAAGAGGGGATGACGCAGGGTATGATATGGTATCCACTGAGAATGCTACGTTGATACCTGGACAGAGTAGGCTCATAGGCACAGGGATTAAGGTTAGCTTACCTCAGGGTTACATGGGCATCCTGACACATCGCTCCTCTCTGCCAAGCAAGGGTGTAGGTGAGGTGATCATGGGTATCGTAGACTCAGGGTACCATGGAGAGGTCTATGCTAATGTTAAGGACTTTAGTAATTACTATGGCCTTGATATCAAGAAGGGTCAGAGATTCTGCCAGATGGTAGTGGTGCCTATATATACAGGGGAGACTAATGAGGTTAGAGAGTTCTCTAGAGAAAGCGAGAGAGGAGAAGAGAGTAGCTCAAAGGAAGATAAGGTCTAAGGGCATAGAGTATAACTGTAGATACTGTAGGAGATACTGGGCTGATGTGATAGAGCAAGTCTTTCTTAAGGAGCTAGGGTTTCCTATTCAACTCTACTGTAGGAGGTGCGGTAGTGGAGCTACTAAAGTATGAAGAAGGTATGGCGTATGAGTTCTGTGATTGTGGTGGACTAGTCATAGGTAATCAGTGTAATCAAGGATGTATTAAAGGAGAGGAAAGAGAGCTTATGGATAATAAGGAGGGGAAGATAGAGAAGAATATGATTGAAGTATCAGGTATGCCAATAGAGATTAAGGAAGTGACACTAGGTTCCAATCAACTTGGGGAGTGTCAGTTCAAGCTAGGTTTAATCCTGATTGATAAGGAGTTAAGTAAGGAACTTAAGGAAGATACTCTGATACATGAGGTGATACATATGATCAGTGCTGCTAATGCTCTTGAGCTTGATGAGACTACTGTAGCTGTACTAGCTGTTAATCTAAGTCAATACTTGAGGGAGAAGAGATGAGTGAGCACCCTGACAGCCCCCTATTTGATCAACGCTTCTACTTGATATGGAGTAAGAAGCATAAGCTCTATATAAGTGATGGGAGATTATACATATCTGAGAGGATGGCTAAGGCTGTGATAAGAAGATTGTATGGATATGAGGATATGCAAGTCCATGAGTATAGAGTTGATGGGATGCCATGTAGGATAATCAAGGTAGAGGAGAAGGGATGAAGAGCAGAGAGGAAGCATGTAGGTATGCGGATGGGTTGATGGATGGTGAGAACCCAATCTTAGATGAGCTTAAGGTTAGCTATTGGCACTTTGGTAAAGTAGAACTCAAGGCCCTTATGGACTTCATCTATGGTGAGCCTGAGGGTAAGGATGATATACTTAAGTGTAGGGGGAATTAGATGATAACCTATAGAGATAGGATGTACTGTAGTTGCTACAGGTGTACGAATAATAGGTGTGATAAGTACGTTACTAAGTACATAAGAGATGATAGTGAGAGGATGCAGTTACCCTTAGCCTTAGTGGACTTCAGCTTAGCTACGGTGAGTGAGGATGGTGAGGTTAATGAGGGATGCTTGGAGTATAGAGGGTAGCTATGTATATACAATTAAGTATCCAAGAGACTTGTACTTCATCTGGAATGGGTGGCAGCGAGGTTAAGAGTGCATGTATGAGAGTTGATGACCAACTTATGTTCTCTATGAGAGATAGGAAGAGAAGAGTTAAATACTCTGTTGAGGAGATGGTTGAGAAACTTATGCCTAGGGAGATATATGGTGAGTAAGTTAAAAGAGGTGTGGTTAGTGGTAGATGACTATACACCTGATGCTGGTAGTACTATCTATGGTGTATTTGCTACACAGGAGCTGGCCGAGGCTAGGCTAGAGGTTCTATGTTCTGAAGATAATGAGTATGAAGAGGACGTAGGTAGTGATTGTGATATAAGAACTGAGGCTATTTACTATGAGTAAGATAACAGATACAGCGATGACTGTGCTTAAGGAGCGCTACTTCCTAGAGAATGAAAGTACTTGGGAGGACTTGACCGAGAGGGTGGGTGGTCACTTTGGTAAGACGCTTGAGGAAGAGAGTTCTTTCATTAACATTATGAGAGGTATGGACTTCCTACCTAACTCTCCTGCTCTGATGAATGCAGGGACTTCGATTGACTCTCATTCAGCATGTTTCGTATTACCAGTGGAGGATAGTATTGAAAGTATTTATAAGTTCTACAAAGATGCAGCGATTATCTCGAAGTCTGGAGGTGGTGTTGGTGCCAATTACAGTGCTATACGTGCTAGTGGTAATGTCGTTAATTCGACTGATGGAGTGGCTAGTGGCCCCCTCAGCTTTATGGCTGTCCAAGATAAAAGCACGGACGTAATCAAGCAAGGGGGCCGTAGGCGTGGTGCTAACATGGGTATCCTTAGCTGTGAGCATGAGGATATCTGGGACTTCATCAGTGCTAAAGATGAGACAGGTGTACTTACGAACTTCAACTTGAGCGTTGGTATTACCGATGAGTTTATGGAAAGCGCCACTAAAGCTCGCAATGTGTACCACATGGGTTCAGTTGAACTCCAGAAGATCAACTCAGATAAGAAGCTCTGGGATGAGATAACCCAAAGAGCATGGTCTTCCGCTGAACCTGGAGTTCTCTTTATGGACACCATTGAGCGAGGGAATCTCGTACCTAAACTTGGTAAGCTTGATGCGACTAACCCTTGCTCGGAGCAACCTCTCTTGGCATATGAATCCTGTACGTTAGGGAGTATTAACTTAAGTACCCACCTCTGTACTTCTTATATAGAGATTGATGGTAGTACACAACCATGCGTCTTACAAGTTGATTGGGATAAGCTACACCATACAACACGTACAGCAGTACTATTCCTCAACAGGATACTGGACAAGAGCATCATGCCTATCCCTGAGTGTCAAGAGGCTATGGAGAAGACTCGTAAGATTGGCTTAGGGTATATGGGTCTAGCTGATACCCTCATATACTTAGAGATTCCTTATGATACTCAGGAAGCTAGAGACTTAGCAGCGGAGATACAAAGTTTTATAACTGAGACTGCTGATGAGTTCTCTAGAGAATTAGGAGATAAGGAAGGGTACTATGGTGGGTACTATGAGGGTGCTCCAAAGAGGCGTAATGCTCATATAACTACTCAGGCACCTACAGGTACATTAAGCACATTAGCAAACTGTAGTAGCGGTGTAGAGCCTTACTATGCAGCTAAGTATACTAGAGAGAATATGGGACAAACTTTCACTATGTATGCTGCACCTGTTGAAGTGATGGCTAAGGAAGAGGAGCGGAGTGAGGAGGAGATTCTCCTAAGATATCCTGAGCTATTCAAAGGAGCTAATGAGATACATTGGAGAGACCATATAGATATGACAGGGGCTATACAGAACGCTGGTGTAGACTCTAGTATATCTAAGACAATTAACATGGGATCTGATGTAACAGTAGCAGATGTTAAGGAAGCTTATGAGAGAGCATATGAAAAAGGACTCAAAGGAATTACAATTTATAGAGATGGTAGCAGGGAAACTCAGGTTTTGTCTAGCGAGTCTAGTGGAGCCAATGACGGAAGTGGATCTAGAGATGTTAGCAAGCGACCTGGACAACCTAGCGTGGGAAGTGAGGGACGAGAGGATCAGGATAAAGTAGATACATGGCCACCTGAACTCTTCAAACTAGATCTCCCTGATGTAGCTAAGGCTACTAGGTATCGTGTGTCCGTTAATGAGCAGAAGGTATACATTAATGTAACTGAAGGGGATGAAGGTGAGCCTCTAGAGATCTTTGTTAAGTTCGCTTATGAGAGTGATCCCGTATGGAATACCTTATGTAGACAACTAAGCTTAAGCCTAAGGTATGGCATACCACTCACAGAGATTATCAAGCAGTTAGATAAGAGTGTTGTAGGCGTAGGGGACATGAGTGCTAAGATCTCTAGAGTACTTAAGAGGTACTTACCAGTGGATACCATAGAATCCGCTATGGCTATGGAAGCTGAGGATATCAAAGAGCTTCTTGATGAAGATAGGGTTCATGTGTATAAGGGAGAGGATATGATGGAGGGGCCAGTGAAAGAGAAGAATATGGGAGGTGCCTTGTGCCCTAAGTGTAATCACTTGCTTACCCCTGAAGGTGGTTGCTTCTCATGTAAGTCCTGTGGGTGGGAGAAGTGCTCATGATCAAGGGTGATGAAGTAGCTCTAGTAGTTGAAGGGCTTGAGAGGATTAAAGATTGGTGGGAGTATCAGGAGATCTGTTACATCCTTAGGTTATGGAGGAGAGAGTATGTTTAGGTTTATAAGTTTTGATGAGGCTATGGATTTGGAGATAGCAGAGTGCAGTAAGCTTAGGCAGAGTGATGTTAAGCGAACTCAAGTTAAATACCAAAAGCTCAGAGAGCAAAGCCCAAGGTGCCCTCACTGTGGGACGCCTGAGGGCTTTGCTATGGGTACAGGTGACTGTGGTTGTGAGACTACTTTTGAGGTGGGGATGTGATGACATGGATTGAGATCATAGGAAGCCTAGTCTTCTTAGCTATTATAATAGGAGTCATAATCTTATGAGTAAGAGAGGAGAGGAAGGGAAGAGTGGGAAGATAGTGTGGATTGATAAGTCTCTAGAGAACATGGAACAGATAGACTTAACTAAACATGCTATCCGTGTATTCACTAATAATATGTTAAGTCTACATAAGTATAGTGATGAGGAGAAGAGGCTACTCGCTGACTACTTCCTCAGTCGCATCTTGGAGAAGCCTGAGTATGACCAAACAAGTTAGAGAGTGTAGGAATTGTAGAGCATGGGATAGGATAGCTGATAGGAACACTGGGTACTGTAAGTGCAAGGCACCCACCTTATGTACTGATGATTCATATGGGAGATTCCCTATGATGTACTCAAAGAACTGGTGTTTAGAATGGAGGTCTAAAGTATGAAAGAAGATGCAGTACTATACATATGTGTAACTATACTGACTATTATGTGTATAGGTGAGCCTGATATTATAGATGGTCTTATTAAATTACTAAATAAGTAAGGGTGAGTATGAAGTATAGAAAGAAACCTATAGTCATTGAGGCTATACAGTGGACAGGGCTTAACATTAATGAGATTGATAAGAGCTTCCCTGCACTGCGGAGAGTCCCTATGTCACAGACAGCCCCAGGGTGCTTTGGTATTCAGACACTTGAGGGTAACATGATGGCATCTATTGGTGATTGGATAATCAAGGGAGTGCAAGGGGAGTTCTATCCTTGTAAGCCTGATATCTTTAAGGAGACATATGATAAAGCAAGTGAGTAGAGATCCAAAGAGGCTAGAGGGTGAGCTTAAGTATGACTACTGTTGCAGAAGATTACTTGATAAGTACAGAGTAGCCATCATTAAGCTAGGTCGTACCTTCTATAGCTCCCGTACTCCTTACCGTAAGGAAGCAGGAGTAACTGCTAAGATGAGTAAGAAGCAGAAGAAGCAGTTCAGGAGAGCTAAGACAAAGTATAAGCTACGTGTGAATGCTATGGCATCATGAGGAAGGAGGAGGGCGTAGGGATCAACCTACGCCCTCCTAGGGCCTATAGCTTTAAGACACCTACTACAGACGTTGGGTGTCTACCATTCTTAGCTTTGTACTTAAAGATTAGGGAATCATCCTCAGCCTTATATAGTATCGTACCATCCATCTGTTGTATCACCGAGCTTATAGGCACATCAGCTACTTCATTGTATGCCTCAGCTCTCCTCTTAGCAAGTCCTTTGCTACTCTTACCCTCAATATTAGAAGTATCCAGTGTCTCCTTAAGAGCACCTGTCCAGTCACCCTTAGTCATCTCATCCTTCATCTTCTCCCAACCATACACCTGAGTACCTGCGTTGTATGTAAGATCAAGTAGGGCCTCCTGTACTATTAGGGGAGCCTTAGAGTATCTAGGTACATTAGTTCTCAGTCCCTCATCTAATTGCTCAAGGTATACTAGAGCTATCTCTGTATCCTCCATCCCCTCACTACCCTCTACACTATCTCTAGCCATCTGAGTTACACCTATATCCCCTGTCTCAGCAGCACCAGTTGTATCTCCACTCTTCCCTTCCTTTCTCTCTAGAGAAGAGTAGACACTAGAGACTACATTAATAACCTCTTCTTCCTCTTCTTCCTCTTCTTCCTCGTAGCTCTCCTCCTGTTTCTCTTGCCCCTCTTCTGTCATATGATAGTATGACTGCCTACCAATACCTGGGACTATCTTAACACTCCTGAAGGTACTCTCCTCATCCTCACTAAAGTAGTTCATAAGATCCTGTATAGGAAGCTTAGCTAAATCACTAGGTGGCATGAAGAGGGAATCCAATAGTGCAGTCACTGGATCAGTCTTCATCTCACCTAATGTGTAAGTTGATAAGGATACCATCTGTAACATATTATCTATAGCGCTCTCCTCTAATCCCTTACACTGCTTACCATTGAGGAACTCCTTGATACAATCAGTCCCCATGTTAGCTAATGTCATGAGGATGATATAGCTTGAGGCTACCTTAGCTGCTTGTACAGAGCCTCCAGACTTGTAAGCCTTATTGATATCCTTTGAGATATAGTTAAGTTGTTTCAAGGTATAGCTCTTAAGTGCATAGAGTATCCTAGCATTCCCACCTTTCAAGTAGGACATAGGCATCTCACTAGTAGACAAAGGTTGTATCTGAGATAGCTGATTGAATACAAAGCGCCCTACATCAGCATCCTGCTTACCCTCCTTGATCTTATCATATAGTCTCCCTGCCTCTCCCTTATGATCATACGTACTCTCATAAGCGCTTATGAAGTCCTCCCTACTCATACCCTTAGCTTTCTCTAAAGAAGCTTGCATACCAACGCCCTTGAAGAATGCATCAAGTTGTTGGAAGCCAGTGAGTCTAAGTGTTCTCTCAACTAAGCGTGAAGACCAACCACTAGCATCCTCAACTTCCTTAAGGTGACCACTGAAATCTATATCAGCTTGAGAGTATAGCTTGGGTGCTCTCAATGCCTTCATAACATTACTGAAGCCAAACTTATGTATGGATACTGGGAGATCCGCTAGCTGTGTTATGGTACTCCCGAAGTTACTTAGAGCATTAGCTACTGTAACATTCTTAATGAAGCCCATACCTCTACTTAGACCCTTTGGATTGAAGCGAGCCATGAAGATATCCTTGACCATCCTCTGGTCATGCTTATCTAATCCTTTATTAAGAACCTCATCAGCTAGCC